CACTCTTTAATAGAGGAATAGGACCTACCGATACTGAGGATACAAACTATATTGTCCACACCTACCGACGTGCAATTGATACAGTATCAGATGCAGAGTTCATAAATATGAACCTGCTCGCTGTCCCCGGTCTCACTAACGAAGGACTGACAACTCATATGATTAACGTTTGTGAAGATCGTGCTGATGCGATGGCGTTAATAGATCTCCCAGATGTCTATAGACCTCCGCACGAGAAATACTACGAAGATAGAAAAGATCGTATTGGAAGTACTCCTAAAGCATCCTCAACAGCACTTCGTAATAGAAAGATCGATTCTTCTTACGGCGCGACTTTCTATCCTTGGGTTCAGACCCGTGATGAAAACAGCGGACAGCTTGTTTGGATTCCCTCTAGTGTTGCAATGATGGGTGTTCTTGCAAGTTCTGAAAGAGCATCACAAATTTGGTTTGCTCCAGCCGGATTTAACCGTGGTGGGCTTACAGACGGAGCAGCAGGTATACCGATTGTAAACGTCACTGAACGCCTTACCTCCAAGCAGCGCGACACTCTGTACGAGTCAAGAATCAACCCAATTGCTAGCTTCCCCAGCACAGGAATTGTGGTGTTCGGACAGAAGACTCTTCAAGAGCGCCCATCTGCACTTGACAGAATCAATGTTCGTCGTCTAGTAATCTACTTGAAGAAGCAGATTTCTATCCTCTCGACTCAAGTTCTATTCGAGCAGAACGTACAAGCAACTTGGGATCGCTTCAAGTCACTTATTGAGCCATTCCTTGCAAACGTTAAGACCGATTTTGGTATTACCGATTATCGACTAATTCTTGACGAGACTACTACAACCCCTGACCTAATTGATCAGAACGTTCTATACGCTAAGATCATGGTCAAGCCAGCACGCGCTATTGAGTTTATCGCAATTGACTTCGTAATCGCCTCTACTGGTGCATCATTTGATGACTGATAAAATGGGGGCTTTTGCCCCCACCTACTACTTACTTATGAATCACAGGAGAACCTAACAAATGCCATTTTGGTCAACCAACTTCGGACAAGACACAACCCTTAAAGATCCAAAGCGACAGTTTCGCTTTACTGTAGAATTCCAAGGAATTAATGCTGCTCAGGGTGGCGCACTTCTTTGGTACGCTAAAACCGCTGCAAAGCCTTCTTTTGCAGTTAATAGTTCTGAGCACA